CTGTAACCTCATGACTGTAGGTGCAACTGTGCCACGTTACACTTCTGAGCGCACGGCTACTCAACTCTGGACAAGAACAGAAACGCCAACCTCATCTTCGGCGACGTACGCTAGCGGTGTGGTAATGTTTCGACATTACCTCGACAAACCGCTGACTACGCGTCGGGTGAAACCGGCAGACCTGTTTGGATCCAGCACGGCTAGATTCGTGTATTCTACGAAGTGGGCGCCACTTAGCCCTTCGGTCCGATCACTGTACACGGTCACATCTCCTGACAACTGGTCTCGCGAGACAGTTTACCTTTGGCCTGACTACCCCGCAGATGACTTTGAAGCCGGTATTGCCGGCGGAGTCGACTTTGGGAAGTTGGGCAATCGGTTGCTCGCTAAGATTAAGGATCAGAAGACTAACCTATCGGTATCGGTCGTGGAACTAGGCAAGACTACTGACATGGTCTTCGACCTTGCCCGCGATGTGTGGAACACCTTCCATCGTCTCCGTTCTGGTCGCGCATTATCGGACTTCGTTCGAGACTTGCAACACCCACGCACTCGTGCTTCGAGGAAACTCGCTAAACGGTGGCTCGAGTACACGTACGGTATCAAGCCGACTATGGGTGATATCTTCGGGTTGAGCGATCAACTTTCGAAGAACATCCTTGCCGGCAAACATATCTACGTTACACTCAAAGAGCCTATCCGCCTCACCGAGGATTACTGGTTTGGCACCCTGAAAGGGGACCGCACCGTGAAGCATTATAGTGGTGTTAAGCGCATAACAGCGCGATACCTCGTGGACAGCGTAGGGCTGAAAACCCTTGCTGAGTACGGAATCTCCAACCCGCTAGCAGTTCTCTATGAGGTAGTACCCTACTCGTTTGTCCTGGATTGGCTGATCGACATCTCGTCGTACCTGTCCATCTTAGACGCACTTGTCGGGGTCAATGACCTCCGCTACCAGCAATCGTTTGGTTATGATTGCTATATGCGATTTGAGAACCATCAGAGGATCATCAATCCCGGTTGGGACCAGATGAGTGTCGGGGTAAGTGTAGGGAAGCAAGTCGTTCGTTCGCGCTCTGCGCTAATGGCCGACCTAACCCCGAAACTGCCCACTTACGAACCTCACATCGGTCTTACACGGATGATATCTGCTGTAGCACTCCTTAGAAACTTGAAAGGTTGACACAATGAGCCAAATTACTGGCCCTCTTACCATTCTTAATGGTGCCGCTACTCCTGTAGCAAAGTCCTTTGTCCCCCAACAGGTGGCTCCGGACCAATCGACGTTCGCCGAGAAGACAGCGACCAGCTCCGCTGGTTACTGCCGTCTTGGTGTCGGTTTCTCGCCTGCTTCCTCGAAGCGTGCGACGAATCGTGTTGACATCAGCTTGGATCTCCCGATCCTGCAAACTGTCAATGGCGTCTCTTCGGTTGCGTACACTGGTCGTTTCAAAGGGTACTTCATTGTTCCCGACGTTATGACCGCAGCTGAACGTGCCGACCTGGCCGCATTCGTGGCCAATGCCCTGGATAACGCACAAGTCCGTGGTGTTATCAAGGACCTGGACCCGATGTACTAAGCCTCAACGGCCGTACTACGATCCTCCCTTATAACATCCGTTAGGAATATCATGCGTGTTAACCGTGAATCTCCGGCCGCTAAGCTGGAGTATGGTTTGTATCAGTCCCTTCTCGAGGGTCTTGATACTCCCAGGGCTCTTACTTGCTCCCTCTTAGCCAGGTCTGGCCAGTGGGAAGATCTGCTTGCTCTCGTGTGCGACCCGTTGCATTATAATGATGCTCATCAGTTCGCTGATGACTATCTAGCGACGGCCGCAATGTCGAAGAACGAGCGGCTCCCCCTTGGCCTCGATAGGCGCGAGGTTGCAGTCGGTAAGTTCTATGCTGCAGAGTCACTTTGTGCCGAGACCAACAAGCGCATACATGAATTTCGTGAGAACCCGCACAGTGCGGGCCTGGCGATGGTCCAACTGGTACCTCAAATCCAGTGGATTATCAATAGGATTCTAAATTCACACCCGAGTCATCACGACTTGGAGTTTTGTGAGGAAAGTATGCGTTTCGGTCCAGGTGCAACGACATCCTGCTCGGGTATCGTTACTAAAGGACGAAAGTTCTCAAAACGAGTAATTGACTGCACGCCCGAATTGGTTAGCTTCCGAGCATTCTGCTTTCCGGATCTCTGGAAAGAAAATGTCAAAGAGCTTCGGCTCCGAGAGTACTCGAAGTTGACCACTGTTCCCAAGAATGCGAAAACCGATCGTGTGATCTGCATCGAGCCTGATCTGAACATCTTCGTCCAGTTAGGGATCGGTGCGGTGATCCGTCGGAAACTCCGTGTTTTTGGACTTGACCTCAACACGCAGGAGAACAACCAAACCCTAGCCGCAAAGGCATGGGAGCGTGGGCTCTGTACTGTTGACTTATCTTCTGCTTCTGACACCATCGCGTCCGAAACGGTGCGGCTGTTGCTTCCCCCCTTGTGGGTGGAGTTGCTTGAGCTGCCCCGAGTAAGAACAACGCAGATGCCTGACAAAACCCTTGTTAGGCTTGAGAAGTGGTCGAGTATGGGCAATGGCTATACATTCGAACTGGAAACACTGATCTTCTACGCAGTTGCGCTGAGCGTGACGCCCGTGGAGCAGTGGAATGACGTTATCGCTTATGGCGACGATATCATTCTCCCGGTAGAGTGCTACCCGTTGCTGGTAAGTGCTTTAAGCTTCCTAGGCTTTAAAGTGAACAAGGAAAAGACCTTTGGCAAGGGTCTCTTCCACGAGAGTTGCGGAACTGACTGGTTTCGCGGGATCAATGTGCGACCGTTCTTTCTACGGAACGACTTCCATGATCCGGCTTCAGCCTGTTATCTCTACGCTAACAACGCTCGTCGTTGGGCTCACCGCCGTAATGGTGGTGGGTCTTGCGACGCTCGCGTTCTACCATTTTGGATCCGCTGCTTTACGGCAGTTGGACCCAAACACCGTCACGCAATCCCCGAAGGGATCGGCGACGGGGGGTTCGTCCTCGATTTCGATCGAGCCGTTCCCTCGCTCAACCGCAGCGTCAAGCGCCGTGGTTGGGGTGGATACCGCTTCTTCTACCGAAGAATAGGTATGCGTAGGACCCATGATTATTCCGAAGGTGCGTATATCGCCGCACTCAGTGGACGAAATTCCAGTGAGTGGACTCGCGGAAGCGAGGATCTTCGGGGCCGTTATGGGCTTCCAGCAACTCGACTTGGCTATTCACTTGAGTGGCCAAACCTAGGACCGTGGCTGTAACCAACAGTCATTAATCCCCGTCAGATGACAGGGTGGAGGGGCTGAGCGCCCTGAAACTGAAAG